TATATGAAAAACATTTAGTTTTTTCATTATTTTTCTTAAGGCACCTTAATATTTTTCTTAAGGCACCTTAATTATAACACAAAAAATGAAAACTATATGAAAAACATTTAGTTTTTTTCATTATTTTTCTTAAGGCACCTTAATTATAACAGAAAATATGATAAAAACTTAAGAAAATTCAGGACTTGCTTTAATATTTAGGATACAACTGAAAATTGTATCCTTTTTGTAAAAAAGAATACCAAGGAATACCAAAGAACAAAATAAAAAACGCTGTAAGTACAACGTTTCAGAAAGGAATGCAAAAGAATAATGGAGCCGGTGGGGGTCTTAGAAAGATTGTTAAATCAACTCATAGTGACTTTAGGGTCTGTTTTAAGTCATGTTTTCCCAAAAAATGGCGTAAATCACGGCTCAATCCTGTATTAAAATCTACTTGCATTATACCACAAATTCCTATTTAAATTTCAAAAAATCTTCATCAAAAATATTATTATTAACAAAACACCGTTTTTGACAATAATCAAAAAAAGAAAAAGAAGGCATTATTAACAAAATGGCATTTTTGACAATAATACACCACGATTTCCTCTTCCTATTCTTCAAGAAAACGTTTTTTTGAACAATAGGATTGTGATTTCTATTTCTAATCGTTCAAAATGCGTGTTTTTGCAAAATAGAAAATCGCAAGCCAAACGACCTGCGGAAACATCATCTATTCTAAATAGTCTTTTTCTGTAATTACTTTTAATCTAGTAGAATAATTCTGAAATGTTGAGAATTTAAAACGTTTAGGATCTTCAAGTTTATTTCTATCATTTGCTTCCAAAGCGTGATTATAGTCTATAATAGCTTTTACCAACTTATTAATAATAGCTCTATCATTGTCCATTACTTTATAATAATCTTCGATTTTCCGAAGGCGGAAAGTTGTATTCAACAAATAACTTTCATCTTCTAAAATCAATGTTTTACCAATATCTAATCCTTCAACATATCCTTCTTTTGCCGAATTTCTAAGCTTATACTTCAACTGGTACTTTTTAGGAATGTAACTTCTAAATGGAATCAAGAAAGTTAGCCCCTGTATTTTGACAACAGTTACCGCAAATCCCCTTCCTTTATTCATTACTTCCTTTGTCTTAAAGTCATAATCCATCGCTTGAATAAGGTCGTAATCCTTGCACATTTCTAAATCAATTTGACCTAATTTTAACTTCTTACTTTTCATTCCTATTCCTTAGATAAAAAGCTCACTAAAAAGTGAGCAACATTTCCAATGAGATACTTCTGTTGACGAGCGCGTCTCTCCGCCCCCTCATTGCCTCAAGAAAAGGCTGGGCGAATCGAAAGGAGGTAGATTTTTCCTGTTTTCAATTCTACTTATTTTTGCACATTTTTTGAATTTTGTCAAACAAAAAAACCGCAAGCCTGAGCCTGCGGTGAAAGACCTATTCTTTGTCTTTGTTTTTATTTTGATTATTCCCTGTAAACAAACCAATTAGCCCTAGTGCAGTAGTTCCAGTTAAAACACTACCTGCAACTTGTTTATCTGTCGCTATTAAGTAAATTCCACCGATAATAACAACGAGGGCGATTAAAAAGCCGAATAACTGTCCCAATTTATGAGAAGAGATATTCCCTGATAAGTATTTATCTTCCATCTCTCTACGATGTTGGCTTTCTGCAATACCATTATCAATAATCTTTTGTGCAGCATCAGGATATAGCTCTTGATACCCTTTGAGGATATCTGGATGTGGTAGATCACCTTGATAGATTTCCAACTTCTGCAGAACTACTTGACGCTGTTCATGTGGTAAGCGCTCGACTTCATCAACAATATTATTGACTTCAATCAAATCTTTATTCTCGGTATCCAAATTTCATTACCTCTTTCTGAATGCCCATCGTTGATTTCTTGTAATCACTTTTGACTTTCTTCCAGTCTGGGACTGTATCAGCTTTTACTTTTGAAATGCTCTGGTTAAAGCTAAAAACAGGCAATACAATTGCTGTCATACCAAGTAAAAAAGACTTAAAGTATTGAGGTTGTTTTGTATTTTTTAACATACCAAATTCCTCCTACTCGCTCCATAATATTTTTTTGAATTAACTTGATTATGACATCTTTCTTTAAAAAAGTCAATGTTTCTTGCTCTTTTTAACGAAAAAATCCCCACAAGAACGAGTCCTGTGGGGTAGAAATACATTTTAGAAAAGTTTTCCTTTCATTTTATTTTTTAAATTATTTAGTTGTAATCAAGCCTTCTGGCTCAACTGTGAACTCTGGCTTGTCTGCCAGTGTTCCATCTGGTTTGAGGTAGTACCAGCCTGTCTTGTCGGCTGACTGAATAAAGGCGTTTGATACCATGTTTCCGTTCTTACGGTCGAGGTAGTACCATGTCTGCTTATGCTTAATCCAGCCAGTGACCATCTTACCTTCTTCATCGAAGTAATACCAAGCGTTGTTGATACGAGCCCAGCCAGTAGCCATAGACCCTGAGTCTGTGAACCAGTACCAAGCGTCCTTGTAGTTCAACCAGGTACTACGCTTCATGAAGCCTTTATCATCGAAATAGTACCAAACATCATTGATTTTCTCCCATTTGTTAGTTGGGTATGAGCCGTCTTCACGAACCCACCACCAACCGTACTGGTTCTGTTGCCAGCCGATTTCGACTTCTTCAGGTGGCACGATATAACCAACGATTTCACTTACAGAGCGCTCATTGTAGCGACAAGGGCCACCTACTTCAAGGTAGTCCCAATTGCCATCAATATTCTGCTCAATCGTCTTGATGGTATATCCGTCTGAGTCCTCATAGACAAGACCTGTATGCCCGTAGTTGACACCGTCGCCAGCTACGTATGATTTCACGAAGAACCAACCAGCCTTTGGATAGTCAACATCATACACGACTTTCAGGCCTTGTGAACGTGCTGACTCAAGCAAGTCGTAGGCATTGCCCCAAAGGGTCACACCATACCAATGACGAAGCCCGTAACAAGGTACGTCAGCACATTGGAAGCCATAGGCTCCATCATTATCCACTCCATCGCCAGCGTTAGCCTTGTCGATGAAGAATTGAATCATTTCCTGTTTTTTAGACATACCTATTCCTCACTTGGTTTCTTGTATTCAAGCGCTCGTGTGCTGTCTGTGATTCCGCTAGTCGTCGGGTCATTGACCAGACCGATAGCAGTCAAGAACACGAATACCGCATTGACAAGCAGAATCAGCTTGTTGCCGATATCACCCAAATCCAGATGATATCCAAAGACTGCTGCACCAGCTTGCAAGACAAGCAAGAAGGCTGGGATTGCAGTTAGCCAAAAGAATTTATTTTGTAATCGTAGTTTCCAGTTAATCATATTGTTTTCCTCCTTAATCATATTCCAAGAATGGACGCATCTTGTCCAAAATGACCGGATACATCTTCTTATTTCCTTCTGCAGTAGGATGTAGACCATCTCCAATGAAACGATTTCTGACACTCTCTAAGACAGGGTTTAAACCTGACTCATTATGCAGATCAACACAAGGGATAGCGTACATTTCAGATACTTCTTTTACCGCTCGAACATAGTCTTGTAACAAGTTTCCTTTATTATTTGGTGTTGTCTGAGCATTCACCCAAGTCGTACCACCACCTCTAAAATATCGTTTCAGAGGTGTCATTGTCATCACTTTCGCATTTGGACGATTGACAGCAAGCCATTCAAGAATGTACTTGTATGCTCCATAGAACGAACTTGTCCCTGTATCTGTAATGCTTCCTAAAGTTGCATTATTCCCCCAGTCATTCGTTCCTCCAAAGATAACTACAATGTCCGCATCAGCTGGAATTGTATCGAGTCTGTTTACAAACGGCTTCAATCTATCTGTCACATAACTTGAAGTACAGACAGAGGTTCCGCCAATCCCTAAATTCGTGACTATGCTATTAATACCGTTGCTTTTACACCAGCTATCAATGTAGCGGTGCCATTGCCAACCTCCAGCGTTAACACCTTCAGTAATCGAATCACCCAAACAAGCAATTTTTTTGGTCTTTGTCGTTTTACTAAAAGTATTGATGTAGTAATTACCTGCGTTGTTGTCGTAATAACCAAGCAATACATCGTTGGTCGTGTTAACCTCGCCCCCGACAATTCGTTTTTGAGCCTTGTTAAACACGATAAATCCTGCGCTACCGTTAATAGAGACCTCTTGAGCATCACACCAATAATTAGACTTTCCGACTTTCACATTACATTTTGGGAAAGATAACTTTTTTAAAGATTTGTTGTACACGATATTCCCGTTAGGGATATAGATGACTGTATTGCTATAAGTCGCTATTTCTTCAGTATCCAGACCACCACTTCCTGAGTTTGGACGACTCTCTAACGTTAAAATCCTTTGTTTTAATTCGCTATCGTTGTAATTGGTAGGCAGTATTCTCTCACCAATTCCTTGGACAGAAATGCTAGTACCACTAACAGCAGTCACTTTCCAAAAACCTTGGTTCGTACGAGTAGTACCACTCCAGTAATCTTCAATAATATCTCCGACTTTAATACCGTCAGGGTTCATGATAGCGTCTGGTGTTATTGTCCTATTAACACCAACACCGCCTCCGGAAATATCACCTTTGGCAATGCGATATGTTGGTGTATTGTTATCTGGACGACTCTCTAAAACAGTCAATCGTTGCTTGATTATAGAATCGTCATACGGAATAGGTAATTCCGATTTCTTAGCGTACCCTTCAAGAGATTGATGTTCTGTCAGATAATGCTTCTCTTCAAGTTCTTCATGCGTGACAATCTGAGAATAATCTATCTCAGTTGCCTCATGAAGTTCTTCTTTAGTTGCGTAACGTGTCTTGATATCCTTGATATCCTTACCGATTTCCGTTGCTAGATTTTCAAGGTTATGCATATCAATCACGCTTTCGCTTGGTTATAAGTTGCTACTAAATCAAGATTGGCAATTTCATCTACACGTCCGCTAACTTCTGTTACTTTGCCAAGAAGTGCGCCGTTTGCATCTTGATCCATGTTCGTGATTTTTTCCGCAATCTCTTTCAATGTATCAAGATTTTCAGGCACTGACTCGCCCAAAATTTCAGCTTTAACTTCTGATTTAGCTTGAGTGACTGCTTGTGAGATAGCTTGCGTCATTGCCGAAGTCTCTACTTTAGTGCTGACGCTTTGCTTCACTTCCTTGATATCTGCTCCGACCGCTTGTGCGAATGCTGTTAATTTTGTTGTGTCCATGTTATTAAACCTTTCCTAAATTATAATAAAAGAGCAAGTCAGGGATTTCCTGACATGCTCCACCTGTGCTAAGTTGTTTTTTTACTTCTTCAGCGATATCCAACTCCTTCAAAGTATAGACATCTTCCGTAACCAATTCTTTATCTGAGTCTTCAATTTCAATATAAGTATTTCTGTCGCTCGGGAAGATATATCCCCCAACCGAGATTTCCACTCGGTATTTTCCGCTTGGTAGAATACTATCTAAATTAAAATTGACAGAATGACTAGTGACGGGAGCAGTTGTCTTCCACCGACGTTGTCCCTTTGTTAGAGTAACAACCGCATCTTGACCCTCAAATAAGGTCATAACACGGTAATTCTCGTCTAACAACTCAAATCCAAAAGTAGAAGACAAATCCCCTTGCTTAATAAGGTCGCCACCATCAATTCGAGCCAAATTGGTTGTATTAACTCTACGTTTGTTACAACCCATCATTGCCCTCCTTATCCTTGGCAAATAAACCATCGTCCTTGAATGGCAACTTGCCGAAATTATCGTAAAGCCTATCAATGAAACCATTGCCACCTAATGCCTTGTAGCTTGCATACATGCTATCTACTATCGAACATTCATCTTTGTTTGTGAAACCTCTGCGAATGGCTCTACGAATATCTCTATCAAGACGCATTCTCATAATGACCTGATGTGCATCATCATGTAATTTCTGCTTATCTTGAATTTGACTAATTTTCTTATTGCTCTCGCTCGTAGTAGTCTGGACATCTTCGATTTGCTTCTTAACAGACGAAACTTCAGAGATAATCTGCTCTGTTTGTTCTTTGGATTTTTTAGGCAACTTGTACCCCAACCACGCTATGATGATTGGGGACAGTACTGAAACAACATTCGTGAATAAATGCTCAACGTGTTGTAAGACGTCCATAGTTACCCCCGTTATTAGTTAGGCGCAACTGTTGTAGCAGAAGGTTCTGAAACTGTAGGAGTCACGGTAGTAGCCGTAGAAACTGCAGCTGCTGGAGCGACAGTAGGCTCATTCGGTGCTTTCGGTACACTAAACTTCCAAGTTGCTAGTACGCCATTCTGGTAAGGTGTTCCTTCAAGTTGAGCAAGGGTTTCTCCTTGATAAGTAAAGGACTGATTGGTTTGAATCAGGATGCGTTTACCTTCTCCATTAACTTCGACATGACTAGGGTCCTCAACCGCAAAGATTGCACCAGGCTCGTAAACTTTTCCGACTTCAGCGAGCGGGAATAGTTCAACCATCTCTTTGTAGGTCGTACCGTAAGATACTTTTTCACCCATAATTGAATCTTGAGCCATCACTCGCACTACTTTATTAATGCGGTTCGCAAGTGCTTCAAGATCATTCTGCTTCGCTTCTGTTTGAGTCGCTTTCTGCTCTGTCTCAGCCAGTTTCTGTTTAGCCTGCTCCAATTCAGCTTGTGTTTCTTGCAGTTTCGCTTGAGCTTGTACAATCGCAGATGTAGGGTCAAGCTCTGCACGAACTTGCTCTAGGACTGCTTGAATTATTTTTTCATCAGAATCTCCTTGATGGTCTCCGTCCAATTCACGAGTATAATACGTGAAAGGTTGTTCCTTACGGATAGTTACTACTGTTTTGTCAACTCGAAAAAGTTTGTTTTCTACTAAAAATTCCATGTTATTTACTTCTTTCTATAATTTATTTCGGTTTTAACCAACTGCCTGTGATAATTAAATCTTTGCTTTCCCCTTGATAATCAGTGTTAAAATGTCCCACGATTTCCTGGTCTCGATAATATTTTCCTTCCACATGACGCACTTTATTATTAAAATGTCTTTCAAGTGAGGTAAAGTTGTATCGCTCTCCAAAGAACTCATGTTCATCACTATAATTTTTTCTATCTAAAAAAGCATATTCTTTTGGTAGTTTGAATAAACTTTTGGTATAAGATGCAATAGTTGTTTTTGACTTATTAATTGAATCTTTATCAATGAATGCAATGAACGAAATCCAGTTACCGATAACATAAATCTTATTCATTTCTTCCGTTGCTAATTTTGAAGGCATGATACCAGGTATAAATTGAATCGGAATCACTTTCATATCCAGCCTGGGCAACACCTGCCAGCTTCCCCAAACACCATTGACTTTGGTTCTAACCGCAGTAAATGTATTTGCGTTATCTACTGCCTGCTGCATAACGTTCTGGCCATCGATTTTCGTTACAGTAACATAGAGCGGAGAACGTGAACCTTTTGGTGAATTCGTCAGCCCTGCTCCTGTATACATGCCTGATTCAACATAGCTATCCCAGTTTCCTGTAGCGGTCTTAGCACTGCCATTGTCATTCGTCAGCTTGGTTAGTTGAGCATTATTCCATCTATTCTTATCCACGCTCGATACGTGAATAGTCGAATTTTGGGAATGAGAATTAAACTCACTCTTACTCGCTTGTTCAACATTCGTGACATTCCCTAGACCGACTTGAGACTTTGTAACACCGTGAGGGTTGTTGCGGTTCCCTGTGTGGTCTGTCAATGCACGACTATCTGCCTTACCATTCCAAGAGGTTCTCTCTTGTTGAGTAATGTGTTTAGTCGTATCTCTTGCGTGAGCGTCAAAATCGGTCTTGCTGGCTTGTTCCACGTTCGTCACATTTGCTAGACCGACTTGCTCTTTCGTCACACTATGCGGATTCTTTCGATTAGTAGTATGAGCGTTGAACTCCTGCTTACTAGCCTGTTCCACATTCGTGACATTACCCAATCCTACCTGTGTCTTTGTGACACCGTGAGGGTTGTTATGGTTGTTCGAATGGTTTTGAAAATCAACTTTACTTGCTTGTTCAACATTCGTGACATTCCCTAGGCCGACTTGTTCTTTCGTGACACTATGCGGATTGTTCCTGTTGTTAATGTGACCAGTTAAGTCTGATTGATTCGCTTTATTTGTTGTTTGATTCCCGATAATCGCTTCAAGGCCATCAATATCAGATACTTTGTGACGATGGGTTGCGTCAGCTTTCCCGTTCCATTTTGTACGTTCCTCAACCGATACATGTCGTGATGTATCTCTGCTATGATTGTCAATGTTATTTTGCAGCTTGGTTTCTGTTGATTTCAACTCAGAAATAGAGGCATAGACCAAATTATTAGCATTGTATTGAATGGTAATCTGACTATTCTTGCTAATAGTCGTGTTGAAATCATAATCTCGATATACATAAGCAGATGTTTTAGGAGGAATAACATCCCCTTGCTCTGCCCAGGTATACATATACATGAATTCTTCGTGATTGCCACGTTTTGCAAACACACCGATTTCATTGACAATCATCTCACGCTCAATCCGTGAATTATCCAATCGTGCCACGATACGAATTGTATCTGCTGTTTCAGTCGATATAGATTGTGCAACTTGTAGAGAATGAACTACTTGAGCTACATCGTTTTTCTTACCAGCGTCTGTCCGATGCCGACCGCTTCCCAAAGCAATCCGAGTAAATACTAACGGCTCTCTATTTTGAATAGCTAGAGCTGTTTCGCTACTTGCTTTATCGGTTAGTATCGGCTGGATAAAATATCCCATCTAATCGCTCCTTTCTTTAATTAAATCGAACTGTACGAACGTCTAAAAGCGTGT